TAATAGCAATAATGATGATAGAAGTGATAATATTGGGTATCCAAAACTCTATGCAAATCAAACCAAATCAACTGGGGGATACAATACTAAGGCATCACAAAATATGCCATTTGAAATAATCACACCAATGGTGGAGAATGTTACTGTAAACGGTACCACTTTAACTGGTCAGGTCAGAACAACTACAAGTCAGTCTTTGAGTGGAAATGAAATTCCATTTATAGATGCTGGATTTGAATCGGTGGTTTTGAATGAATCAAATTATTTGGATTCACCAAGAATGATTTGTTCTAGAGTTAATGAAAATTCTAAACTGAATACTATATCTGGAAATAAATCTATGAACCTTAGACTCTTCCTCAATACTACAAATAGTAGAGTAAGTCCAGTTATAGATCTCGAAAGAGTCAGTACAATCTTAACTTCAAATAGAGTCAATTCGGTTATCAACGATTATTCGACTGATAGTAGAGTAAATGGAATTGATGGTGACCCAACAGCCTGTCAGTATATTTCTAAAGAAATTTCCTTAGAAAATGCTGCAGATTCAATTAAAATTATGTTAAATGCTCACGTATCAACAAATAATGATATTCGTGCGTTCTATGCTGTTAGCGATACTCAAGGATTTGAGCCTATTTTCCAACCCTTCCCAGGTCACGAAAACTTAGATTCTAAAGGTCAAGTAATTTCTGAAGAAGATAGTAATGGAGAATCTGATACAATTGTATCAAAGACAATCTTTGATGGATTTGATGGACGACTTTTAGACTTTAAAGAATATACATTTACTGCGGACTCATTACCACCATTTAGATCATACAGAATAAAAATTGTAATGACATCTAGTAGTCAAGTTCATGTGCCAAGAATGAAAGATTTAAGAGTTATTACTATGATATAATATGAAAAACTACAAAATTGAAGGTCATGGAGATTTAGCTAGAGATCCTGAAACAAATTCTATTGTAAATGTAAATTCTTCAGATTACGAGCAATATATTGCTAGAAAAAAATTAAAAGAAAAAAAGAATCAAAAAACACAGACTATAGAAGAAGATCTGACTAGACTAAAGGGCGAAATCCAAGAAATTAAATCATTACTTAAGGAGATTTTAAACAAATGAATCCAGAAGAAATTACACTATCAAACCTTTCAAAAAGTTTTGAATATACTAAGATTGCAAACAAAATTGATGAATGTTCAAGTTTGGACGATTTAAGAGATATGGCGAAATGTT